AGTTGGTGCTGAGAGTACTGGTACTCTCACTGAAACTATTTCAACAGTTGTCAATCCTGCTTATCCAGTGTTTAGTTCAACTGTTTTGCCTTCAGCAGTTACTCCGTCTTCAGCTTTTACATCTACTGCTACACAAGCAACGGCATCATCCGGTACGGTAGTACATACGCTCACTGGAGGAACTCTTCCATCATGGGCGTCACTAAGCTCTGCTGGAGTGCTTTCAGGAACTGCCCCGGCAAGTCCTACAGGATTTGCCGGTCCGTATACCTTTACAGTAACAGCTACTAACGGAATTTATGTTGCTGTTAAGGCCTTTACTTGGACTTATTACTTAGGGTTGATTCAAGGTCAAAACTTATATAACTCTTCTGGTACTTACTCATGGACAGCACCAACATCAGTTACTTCTGTTTCTGTAGTAGCTATAGGTGGCGGCGGAGCCGGCCAAGACAACTGGGCTAATCCAGCTGGCGGCGGAGCTGGATTAGGATGGAAAAACAATATTACAGTTGTTCCCGGTACTGCGTACACTGTAGTAGTTGGCGGAAGGGGAATTAGTACTAGTAGTAGTGGCGCTACACAACTGAAAGGCGGTGACTCTTACTTTATCTCTTTAGCTACTGTTTCAGGATACGGTGGCGGTAACAATTCTGGCTCTGGTAGTTATGCTACCGGCCCTAATGTTCGAGGTAATACCGGCGGTGGTTATGTAGGTGACGGAGGCGGACCAGGTGGACAGGCTAACAGTTCCTGGTCAGGTGGCGGCGGCGCCGGGGGATATTCTGGAAGAGGCGGTGATGTTAATGAGACTTGGAATTACCCTACAGTTCGCGGCGCTTATGGCGGATCCTCTTATAGTTCTACTTACGGTACTGGCTCAGGCGGAGGAACAGGCGTTCTAGGCGAAACCAGTTATCCTAGTTCAGGTAATGCATTCTACAATCCGTTTACTGGCTACACCAACGTAAGTAGTTACGGAAGCGGCGGCACGGGCTTTAGTGGTGGCGGTAACGGAATGTATGGTGAAAATCCATTCAGCGGCTCGGGACAAAGTTCAGACAACATTCAAGGCGGAGATTACGGTGGTGGCGGTGGCGGTCCGGGCACTAGTTGGCCATCTTCATCTGGAAATGGCGGACTAGGCGCAGTACGTATTATATGGGGATCCGGCCGAGCATTCCCTAGTACAAATACCGCAGACGTTACACCTAGCGGCCCGGCTTAATTTAGGAGAGTTAAATGTTTTATATTAAATTAGATGAAAATAATAATCCAATGAATCATCCAATGTCAGGAGACAATCTCAAAGACGTACTGGAAGTAGCTTATTTGGACGATAATGTTTTAAAAGAATTTGGATATGCAAAATTTGAACGTTTCAAAGACGCACCAAATGCAGTGACCATTCACACAACTGATTATTACATGGATACAGACGGAGTAGTCAGAAATCGGGCGTCTGTTCGTGAGTTTACACAAGAAGAGCTTATTGATCAGTTTATTAGAAGGCGCCGCAGTTATTTACTAGCAGCATGTGACTGGACTCTAGCAGTAGATAGTCCTTTATCTGCGGAGAAAAAAGAAGAATGGGCAAATTACCGTCAAGCTTTGCGAGACCTTACATCGGTTTATAGCACAGCACAGTCGGACAGTGATGTTATTTGGCCTACTGAACCAACCAAGGGTAATTCATGAGTACTTTTTTAAGTGGAATTTTTGCAACACCACTACTTATTGGAAATAGTCACGATATTGATATTCGTGAAAAAATTTGTGCGCTGGCGTTACAGTTTAGAGAGAATGCACACGATGCAAAACTAGTGTCTGAAGGATGGAATTACGGAAGATCATCTTCTTCTCAGGAAGATTTTAATCAATACGGAGTTACATCTTTTAGTTCACAGTCTCTTTTGGACGATCCTGACTGGAAAGATGTAATGACTTTTTTATATGACTTTGCTAATGCAATGATCGCCAGTGTAAATAATACAACCGGTGTTATGTCGTTTGTTAATAGCTGGGTTACGATATATCCACCGGGCACGTATATACCAGAGCATATTCATTCAAATTCAATGTTGAGTGGAGTGTTTTATGCAAAAGTACCTGAGAAAGCGGGTAACCTTTTATTTAAAGATCCTTCTGCTGTGGCTAAAACTATGTACACTCGTCACTATAATGATTTTCCTACAGTGCCTACTATACACACTCATGTAGTGGAAGAAGGGCAAATGATTATTTTTCCTTCTTGGCTTCCTCATATGACTGAGATCAACAAGTCCCAGGATAATCGGATTATGGTAAGTTTTAACATTAATATGATTGATCCTGAGTAATAAAAATTAAATCACGGTTTCATTATTACTAAATAAAAAACAATCAACTAGTGTTTGGTTGTTTAACTAAGACGTAACTTTTTACCGGAGATTTTAAATGTTTAACGATGCTTACTGGGCATGGGACGGTGTATTAGACAAAGCTTTTTGCGAGTATGCACTTAACCGGCTTGACTGGGATAAAGCTGACGAAGCACGAGTACGAGAGACCGGAGTCCCGGCAGATCCTTCAGTCCGAATCACGCAAGTTTTATGGGAAGAATACACTTCTCCTATTGCAGCAGTTGCTTTTTACTATACTCATCTTGCTAATAAACTAGCAGGTTGGAAATTTCAAATTGATTACCCTCAACAAGTGCAAATAGGACGGTACGCAAAAGATGGTCACTATGACTGGCATATTGACGCTCAATTACCTGATACTGAGGGGTTTCAACGTAAGCTAAGTTGTTCTATTCTATTAAATGATGCTTCAGAATACGAAGGAGGAGATTTGGAGATTAGAGGAGTTAAAATAGCACCACCTAAAACACGCGGCACAGTTATTGTATTTCCGTCTATACTAGAACATCGTGTTCTTCCAGTGACGGAAGGTGTTAGGTATTCTGCTGTTTGTTGGACTATGGGGCCTGCTTTTACGTAACAGACTCTAGCTATAAGTATTAGGGCACTAGAAAAGAAAGTATCAAACGATATACGAAGATAACTATACGAAAAGAACACTGAAAATACATAGAGAAAAATGTAACATGACGTTAAAAGAACAAACTAAAGATTTACACGAAATAGCAGAAAAAAATCCATTTGCTCAACGACTTCTTTCAGGTAATATATCTAACACCGAATATGCATGTTACTTAACTAACCTAGAACCTATTTATAATGCAATTGAAAATTTAGCAGAAAACAGTGGCATACTTATTGATGGCATAGTTCATATAAAGAGAACAGAACTAATTCGTGAAGATTTAGCAGAATTAAAGCAACTAGGAGCAAATCATTACGTAATATTTGAATCTACTTGCAGGTATGTTGATTATCTTAATCAACTTGATAAAGGTAAGATACTTGCTCACTTATATACCAGACACTTTGGTGATTTATACGGCGGGCAAATTTTAAAAACTAAAGTTCCGGGTAAGGGAAAAATGTACGAGTTTGTTGAGCGAAAAGCATTGATTGATAAAACACGTATGATGCTTAGCGATGATCTTGGACCCGAAGCACGAATAGCATTTCAATATGCGATATATCTTTTTGAGGAACTTACTAATGAGTTTAATATTTGATAAATTGTTACAACACGCAAGTGAATTTCAAACTATACTAAATACATTAGACCGATCTGACGAAGTACATGAGTTTCCTTGGGACAATTTGGTTTATACTTCTAAGTATATTAGGCGGGCCCACTTAGACATAGTAGACAAACGAGAAGATCGTAAATTGCTAATGATGCATTTATGTGTTTTTCCTCATACTGACTCAGATGCACCTATATACGGGTTTGATCTAATTGCGGGTCCTAATAAAGTTACAGGAGCATTTCATGACTTTAGTCCTTGTACTAATAACAACTCTTCTCATCCTCTTAGTGAATTATTTGCTGGAGAAGTAAAAAAATATTCATGGTCAAAACAGCGTGAACTGCCTGAATGGGCTAAAAAAATATTTAGTCCTTGGATGGTTGCAGCAGGTAATATTAAAGATATTGACGAACTTTCTGAAGTACTTGAGCTATCTAAAAATAATTTGATTTCATATATTGAATGGATGAAAACTAACTATGCTACAAGTGATCAAGACTATACACAACAACAAAACAATTATTGTATTAATCAAAAGCAAAATCCGCATACTCCTCGTGTAATGGAAAGTTTAGGTTATGATCCAGATACTGTCCAAAAGTTTATACAAAATTGCCTTTTTCCGGAAGTTTAACAATCAGCATAAACACTTCTTATATAGGGTAACTTATATCAAGATAAGTAATATGATATGAATGCTTTTCAACTTGAATTTTACACTAGACTTAGAGCTTGGAACAACCTAAGAACTGACCTAATACATTTGCCACTGCACGAAAAATGTGTTGAAGTAGATAAGTTTTGGCAACAGTGTCCAGAAACAACACATTATTTACATCCAGCAGATATAAAATCATGGCCTGATCCATGGCAGTTATTAGATGATAATATGTATTGCCCATATGCTAGAGCATTGGGCATAATTTATACTTTAATTTTATTGGGAATAACCGACATTGACTTAGTAGATGCTATTGATTATAATAGTGTATCTGTGGTATTAGTCATGGTTGATAGCGCAAAATATGTACTTAATTACTGGCCCGGCACTGTAGTAAATAATAAACTCAGCGACTTCACTGTAGTTAGACACTATGACATAACACCCATCATTCAAAAAACAGGAACACTATGAAGATTTACGTTACTAAAAGATCAGGGAACACAGAGCCCTTGACCATTGAAAAATGGCAACAGCAAATAGCTACTATATGCAAAGGAACAGCAGATGTAAGTCAATCAATGATTGAAATCAAAGCGCAGCCGCACTTTTTTGATGGTATTACAACAAGCGACATTGATGAAATAACACTAAGAGCTATCGTAGACTTAATTGATGTAGAAAATAACCCAGACGTTGGGCACACAAACTATCAGTATGTAGCTGGTAAGCAACGTTTATCAATGCTAAGAAAAGATGTTTTTGGTCAATATCAACCTCCCCACCTTTTTGAAATTGTAAAAAAGAATGTAGCCACTGGGTTGTATACACCAGAATTATTAGAATGGTATACAGAAGATGATTGGAATAAGATGAATGATATTATTGATCATGAGAAAGATGAACAGTATTCTTATGCCGCCATTGAACAATTGATTGAAAAGTACTTAGTAAAAAACCGCGCTACAAAAGAAATATACGAAACACCTCAGATCAGATACATGATCGCAGCAGCTACAGTATTTCACAAAGAAGAACCCAACTCAGCAAGAATGCGATACATTCGTGAATACTATAACGCTTCTAGTGACGGCTTGTTTACACTAGCTACTCCAGTATTAGCAGGATTAGGCACTCCAACTAAGCAGTTTAGTAGTTGCGTATTGATTAAAACAGACGATGATCTTGACAGTATTTTTGCTTCTGGTGAAATGATGGCCAAGTATGCTAGCAAACGCGCAGGCATTGGG